GGTCGTCACTCATATCTAAACCATCGGCATTATGTGCAAAACCCATTTTTTCTTCAAAAAGTTTTGCATTTTCTTCCATATTTTCTACATTTACTTCAGTCATTTTACTCTCCTTCATTCATTTCATAATCGCCACGAGGACTATCCACCTGACTACCTTGTGGGAATTGGTATTCACCTTCTCTAATTGCTGAGCCGGGGTTTAAAGCCTCAAAAGCTTCTGGGCTTATATTTTTCAACATTTCGCTAAAGGCTTCTCTTTCCATTGCACTTAAAACTCCTCCAGCTCTTACACTTTCGAATAGCTGTCCTAAGTCTTGGGGAATAGCGTCTTGCGTTTTTATGTAAGCAGATAATAAATCAGCATCCATGTCGCTTTGCATTATTTCTAATGGAATTTCATTGGGATTGCCTTCCATCGTGTTAACGAATGTATTAAAGTCTCCTGATCCGTCATTAGGTGCAATCGCTCTCTCTTCTTCGACTGGGAGCAGTTTATTCATTTGATCAATAACTGTATCTTGTGGCATGGCTATTCTTCCTCTGTTTCTGTTTCTTCTTCTGTTTCTTCTTCTACTAAAGTTTTCTTTGCATAGGGCATATATTTTAAAATGTCTTCTGGAACAAGCTCGTCATTTTCCGAAAACCTTAGTAAACCATCTTCATCTTCATAGGCATTAAATTCATATTTAGGGATTGTTGAAGTTATATTGCTCCACATACCACCGTACTGTGATGGATCTAAACTCGTGTCAAAGTTGTATTCAACTCTATCAAATGAAGACGGCAATGTGTCGGTTGTTGTTGTTACATTGTCAGGTCCATCACCAGGACCACCAATAAATTCATTTGGGTCTAAAACAGGTTCTGGGTCTGGCTCACCATCCTCAATACTATATGTTTCGTCTTCATTTAATGTGTAGATATTTGTGTCAGTAATATCTATCGCGTAAGGATTATCTATAAAATCACCTTCATTAACATCGACATTTGGCAGTCCGTCATCGTCAATTGTGCCTATATATCCACCTAAATCAGGGGTATAATTATCTGGAACAAAACCTACGTCAGGTGTTGTGTCAGCCATAGCATCAATGTTAACATAACCGCTTGAACCTATATTCTTTTTTGCTTCTTCTTGAGCCATAAGATTTCTCATGTTCTCAAGCATAGGAGTTCCAATTATACTAGTTGTGACACTTCCTGTTGGGATATCAGATGGATCTTGAATAGCTATTGCCTCAGCTTCAGCTTTCGCTATTGCCTCAGCTTCAGCTATTGCTGCTGCGTTTGCTTCTGCCATTGCCGCTGCGTTTGCTTCTTCTTGAGCAGCAGCTGCCATTTGTCCTGCTATTGCCGCATCTGCTGCTTCCATTGCCGCTGCCTGTTGTTGAGCTTGTGCCGCAGCCGCTAAACCAGGATCAACACCCTCATAACCCCCTGGACTTTCGCTTCCACCAAAGCCTCCAAAGCCACCGCCACCACCATAACCGCCACCACCATCTGGTGAAAAGCCGCCATCTCCCGGGGGATATGCAGGAACACCCATAGGTCCAGCTTGCCCAGTGCCACCTAATTGACGGAGTAACATTTCCTCTTGGGGATTAATGTATGCCAACATATGTGGTTGATTTGCAATTACTGTGCGTCGGGGTAATACTCCGAATTTATTGCTACCTTTGTAGTTCATGGATAAACACTCATATATGGAACTTGATTTGCATTAGGGTCATCTGCATAAATTGGTGTTGTACCGTCTGCCTGATAACCAACTATCGGATTATTGGAATACATAGGATTGCCATAAATATCATTCCCTGTAAAGTTTATAAAGTTGCTGTCTGATTCTTCTAAATCTTCTAAATCTATTGTTGTAACTCCTGATGAGTATGGACTTTGATTGTTAGTATTTGAAGAATCAAATTGATATGGTCTTACTTTTGGAGTTAATGATGATTTTAATTTAGCGTACTCTAAATCTTTTTCATTAATAAAACTGTCGAATTGAGAGTCTGTCATTCCTTGTTTAACTTCTGGCTTTCCAAACAATTTACTGTTCGCATAATTACCGAGCTTAGCCACACCAGCTAAAGGCATCGCCATTCCCATAAACTCATTAAATAGCATACGGTCGTCTGATTCTTCTTGACCTGTATAGGTGCCCAGTGCACCTGTTGTTGGATTTTGCGTTACTGATCCTGTTGCATAACTTTCGGGGATGCCTCTATAGGCTGAATCTTGTATGTTAGGATCGTAAATTGCTTTGTTGCTCATACCGAAAACAACACCAGCATCATTTGTAGAAGTAAATGGGTTACCATCACCATCTAAATCGAAACCGAAAAAGCTAGATTTTTTGTTCGCCTCACGTTGTTCAGGTGTTAATAAACCTGCTAAAGCTGCGTCGCTTTGTGCTTTATACTTATTCGTTCTAGATATATTTTGCTTTGCACGTGAAGGTGTTATCATTGAGCTGGTTAATCTATCTAATGCTCCACCTTTAACACCACCACTAAACATCATGCCTGTTGTTGGGTCAATACTGGCAGCTGTGCTGCGAAATGCAACTTCATTGGGAATGCCTGTAAATTCGTTTTCAGCGATTTCTCTGGCAGAAATTAAATTTTCATTATAAGGTGCGTAAAGAGCATTTCCTGAATCGCTTATTGTGTATCCTTTTTCCAGCAGAGCTTGCATGTTTTTATTTTTTTGGAAAAAGTTCTGGCTAGAGGGAATTCCTGTTCCTTTAATTCCATATTTTTGTTTTGATTTCTGACCAGCATCGCTAAATAAACCTTTAACAACATTAACAGTTTTCTGAACTATGTTCTGTTCTGGCTTTCCCTCTGGTGCTTCTGCTGGACCGAAGCCAACCGAAGGGTCTGGATCTACATCTCCAGCAACAGCTCCTTGGCCATATGCTTGTGCTTTACCGGGGGACATTCCTAGTGCCATAATTACACTCCTTGCATTCTGGGTTTGGGCATTGCTGCGGTGACATTGCTTAATGCACCCATATCATCTTGCCCCATTCTCTTCTTAATATCTTGCACCTTCTGCATAAGATACTGGTTCATGTCCAGTCCACCTTGCATAGGGGAGCTTGCTGGTGGTTGAACTTGTTGAGGCATTGGCTGACCTTGCTGCATCATCATCGCTTGCTCTCGTGTCATACCAAATGCAGAAGGATTAATTGGCCTAATGGATTCTAAAATATCATTCGGTGACATTTTTAACAGCCTCCATTTGCATCTCGGCTTGGTTCTTCTCGCGTTCTAATTGTATCTTAGAGGCGTTCTTTTCACGCTCTAATTGTAAGTCAGCCTCTAACTTTTGTATTTTAGCCTGTAAGTCTTGTTGTGCTTTCATCTGCTCTATTTGCATATCTTGCTGTGCTTCAGCTTGTTTAATTTGAATTGAGGACTGTGCTTTAGCTTGGTCTGCTTCAATTTGAGATTGCGTGCGAGCTTTGAGAGCTTCGGTTTCAAGCTGGGCAAGTTGTTGTGCATATTGTAATGGGTTTCCTTGCTGACCCTGTTGCATAGCTTGCTGAATTGCAGGGATAGGTTGCATTTGCGGTGCTTCTTGGACAACTTGTGCGGCTCTTTGGCTTATTAGTCTGTCTAGCTCTGGGTTAACATCTTCGAATTTAAAGTCAGGATCTCTAAAGTCAGGCAATGTAGGTAGTGGAACACCAACACTCTGCTCCATCCTAACACGATAAAGTAAAGCGATGTGTTCAGCGATGTGAGCAATTAATATTGGCTGCATTTGTTGAGCACCGGGGTTTCCTCCTAGGGAGGGGTCTTGTAAAAACTGCATGTGAACTGCGATGTGAGAGTCGTGGTCTTGCTCAACAAAGGCTCGAATTGGCTTGCCATACATTACCGACATGTTCTCGTCAATCGGATCCATCATAACAGCTTCTTCAGGTCTTTTTAGTATCTCGTCGATATTAGGTATGCGAATTGCCTCATACATTCTTTTAAATGCCTCATACATATCGTGAAGCTGAGGAGCAGCTTTTGCCATTTCTAGGACAGCTTGTGCTTGTGCTATTCTCTGGGCAGTGCTAAATATGTTGGGGTCGCTGACTGGGATAACATCAATGCGATCGTTGAAGTCCGCTGCAAAAACTTCTTCGCTGCTTCCGGACAACGCGAATGTAAACACTTCAGGCAAGTTTTCAGCATTGAGATCAGCGAGCAGTTTGAACTCTTGCCCCTGAGCATAATGCAACCTTTTATGGATAGCGGAGAAAGACTTAGAACCCTGTTCGATCAAGGCCACTGTCGAACCCACAGGTGCATTTGGGTTTACATCCCCAACATTAAGATCTGCTGTACTAGCAAACCTTTGTCCAGCTTGGACAATAAAACCTAAAAGATTAAACAAAGAACCGCTGGGTTCTTTAAATGGCAAAGGCATAATCGCTTTATTTACATCGTCTACTGTTGCATCTAAGTCGACAAACTCACCGGGGTTTACTTGTACATCACCACCACTAACCCTGCCTCGAAGCTTAAAGCCACCTTGCATGTTAGCAAATGCTGCTGAATCTAGCAATGCACGAAGTGATCCAGTTGCTGCTTTGCCCAGACCACCAATTAAATGATAAAGACCAAAACCGTAAAAGCCAAGACCGGGTAAAAATTTATAAGACACAAACCAATCACGTCGGAGTTTTCGCTCGTCATCTTCACGCCAATTTCGCCTTATGCTTACAATTGACTGATTGTCATAGTCTATAGTTACAACATAAGGAATGGCAACTGCGGTATCGCTTTGCTCAACATCATCTATGTCATCAAATATTTCATAAACGTGCATCTCTAAAAGAGTAATCACTTCATCTTCAGAGGATTCTCCATATTGATCTACACCTTCAATCTCACCAATAACATCCCCGGAAGGGTCGATGCTTTCACCGTAAAATTCGACTGGTAAATAAAAACCAGACTGAACATACCTGTTATAATCGTTTTTCGGCATTCTAATGACGTGCGTGTAACGTGGCGAGGTATATAAATCCTTACTTTCTGGAGCGACAACAAAGTCTTCTGCTTTTACAAACTGCGAGCACTGCCTTTCCATATTGCTGTCCCACCAAACCTTTTTAAATGTCTGGCCAACCAATGGAAGGTGAAATAACATCTGATCTAAGTCAGGGAAGTATTCTGGCATTTCTTGTGTAATTTGGTAATTCATAAACTCGCGAACTCTGCGAGCTTGCTCTTCTGATTCTTCATCTGGGTCGCCAACAATTACTGTTTTTACAGGACCACCTGAAGGATAAAGTTCTGCAATTGCCCTCGCATTAAATTGAGTTGCGGCTTCAGCTATCATAGGATGAACAACTGTCGACAAACCGCGTGTCGCACGCTCGTCTTCTGATTCGTCTAATCCACCATCAGGCTCTAAAGTCTCTAAGCCTTTCTTATATCTGTCTTCCCACTCGGAGCGAGCCTCCCGGTCATCGGTGTAAGCTGAAATAAGATCAGAGGCTTTACGCATTAATTCTTTAGGGTCTAAAAGCTCTGCTAAATTAGAGCCGAAGTCGCTTTCTTCTTCGCTAGAATTGTCTAAACCGGGATCACCAATAAGGACTTCATCATTTTCTATCTCTTCAACCTGCAAATCGTCGGGGGGTGATCCTTCCGAGAAGGGAGCGAGAGGTTCAGAAAGTGAGACAGGTTGTCTAGCCATACAGAGTTATCCTTCTTTTTTCAGGAAATTCGTCATCTTCATAGTCTTCAGAGTGAGTAACAAACCAACCCTTTCTTAATCTAAGCCAAGCCTGTGTGCAAGTGTCAACTATGTCGTCATTGTCTCCTGCTGGGAAGGCTGCACATATGTCTATTAAATCTTTAGCCCACTTTTTATCGAAAGGAAAGTAAATTCTTCCATCTTCTAATAATGCTGAACTGGCATGAGCTCTAGCTTGCTTGTCTCGGTCAGGGGAATATTCAAGCACTGGTATTCCGGCCATGCGTAAATCTTGCAACAATGACTGGCCAGACGCTTTCTTTTCTATCAACACTGCGTCAGGTTCGTAGTCGTAATAAGCTTCTTGAGCAATCTTTCGCAGCTCCGGGTAAGTGACTCTGTCATACCACATGTCTAAAACTAATGCATTCACTTGGCCATTTTTCTTAAAGACACCCCAAGTTGTCCGGGCTGAATACGAAGAATTCTCTTTTGTGCTAAATGCTGTGTCCCAAGATTGCAATACATACTCGATGCTTGGCAGTTCAGCTTCTTCCCATGGCACCCACCATTCAGCCTTGAGAATACCACCACCCTTGGGCATTGGTCTTTGCTGGAGCTGACCTGCGGCTGCATAACTGCCGAGAGATCTCTCTAAGTTTTCTAATGTTTTGTCGTCTATTCTCTCTGGCCAGAGAAGTTCACCTTCTTGTGTTCTTGGGTCGGTGAAGTTAAGCCGGGAATTGGTTGGGGTTGGGTGACCTATCTCATAGCGAGCTGGGATGCAAAGATGATCCCATTCATCATTTAATTGATTGGCGAGAATGTGTCCTGTTAAGTCATTTTCATGAACTCTTTGCATAATAATTATAAACGCACCAGTCTTAGGATCGTTAAGCCGGGTTTGCATAGCCTGATCCCACCACTCAAGAACACCTTCTCTAACAGCTGATGATTCACTTTCCCTAACATTGTGTGGATCATCAATAACAATTATGTCACCACCTTCACCTGTTAAAGCACCATCAACCGATGTTGCAATCCTAGCTCCTGTCTTGTCATTCTCGAACCTTTGCTTTTGGTTCTGGTCAGAGGTTAGCTTAAATGTTTCCCCGAAATGCTCTTTATACCAACGACTGTCGAGCAATCTTCTACACTTCACAGAATCTCGAATGGAAAGTGAGCCTGCATAAGATGCATACAAAAACTTTTTCTCCGGCTGAATAGTCCATGTCCATGCTGGTAAAGCAACCGCAACTGAGATAGATTTCATGTGACGTGGTGGGATGTTAATTATTAAACGCTTAATGTCACCTTCAACAACAGCTTGAAGATGTTCGCTTATTGCGTCAATGTGCCAATTATCATAGAAGTCTCTGCCGGGTTCAATCACCTGCCAAGAGTTTTTGGTAAACTCCTTCAGGCTCCTCTTCATCTTCTCCGCTCGGACTTCCTTCAATGACAGCGTGTTCAAGAACTCGTTCAATTGTGGTGAGGTCATTGTCTGTTATTCTGCTTATATCAAGCACCTTTCGCTCTTCTATTTGTGCAGTTACTTCAACTGCTTTTAAATCTGGCATGCATTTAGACAGTAAAGTTTTAGCTGCCATGATTCTTAACTCTGGGTCTGCACCAATTTTGCCTATATTTTGCACATTACCTTGTTCGTCTTGTGAATAAACCGGGAACAGTTCTTTGCCTGCCATAACCGAAGCGAGAAATCCCACCGGGTCTGCTTGACCCATGATCCAATTAAGCGTGGCAGGATGATTCCACTTCTTTGCTCTTTTGTTACGATGTTGTGCAGGCTTCTGGTTTTTTAAAGGCTCGACAGATTTAAACCGACCATCCCACTTTTCTGGCTCCACAGCACGACCATTATTAACTGGCCTTTGCACTTGTATCTTTTTATCTTTTCCTGAAACCAACTTTTTCTCCCTTTAACCTTTGTTTGCAGTGGTAAGCTGTAAAGTAACTGTAAACGTATTTGACGAAAAAAGAAACCCCACATTTCTGCAGGGTTTTAGTTTAGGGAGAGCAATTTGACGATACTCTCCTTTGGGCAAAAAGTAAAGTGTTATGCAACTAAATCGAAATCAAAGCTAAACTGGTCATCACACTTGCTTTCGAATTTAGGATTTTTAACCTCAAAGAAATTGTGAACTAACTTTTTATTCCAATGATGAGAAGCATCCATCGCAACCCACTCAGGGTTCTGGTTATCGATAGTTGTCCAGTCCCTCGTGTCTACAACAAGCACATGCTTAGTAACCTGAACAATATAAACTTTACCCGGCTCTAAATTTTCTTTCCAGAACTTTCTAAAGATGCGTCGCTTTTCTAACTTATGCCACTCACCTTGAATACCAAGCCTTTTACAAGCAACCTTTATATTAGAATTGCTTACACCTTTACAGTGTCGCTTGCCTCTTATCTTTTTAAGAGTTTGGTAAGCTGGCTCGTAATCTATGCCAGCAACTGTAGCAACAGCAAAAGGACCACACCATGTAGTTCTATAAATGCCAGTGTCGCAATAAATGATCTGTCTTTCTTTTGGGTTATGCTTTTCCACAATAATTTCCTTTCTAAGTTTAATTTCAGGGAATGAAAAATCCCCCGGGGACTTTTGAGTGAGCACCTTTAACAATGCTCACCCATTAGTTGGCTATTTTATAAGACCAACTTCTTTATAATGCTTGGCGTAAATTGGCAATTGCTTTCCATCAGCAACCTGATTTAAAAGATTAGCAACTGTCTCATGGATTTGTGCACCCTCTAAGTGCAGCTCCATTATTCTACCAGAGCGAACACCATCTTCGCGTGCCTGCTGACGAGCATCTTTTTTGCTCATCTTATAATGGCCATGGTAAGTTGGATTTTCATATTTATATAATTTCATTTTAACTCCTATATTAAAAATGAAGGGGGAGCCGAAACTCCCCCGGGGATTTTAGCGGTTAAAGGGATGGAACTCATACCCTCTAGCTGCCTCAAGCAAACTAGGCACAGGCAAGCCGAGCTCTTTCAGCTCAGCCGCACAATGCTCAGCTGTATTAAGAGCATCAGCTGCCGCACCATGCCCTAAAGCACTGTAATGCTTAGAGGCGTGGTATTGATAACTAGAGAGAAGCTCATCGCCTTTCTCTTTTATCGCGAATGCTTTAGCATCATCTGCTAAGGCCTCCGCTATTTTTTTATCGTGGCTCATAAGAGCCTCCTTTCTCAGAAATATTAAAAGAACCATTTCTCTTAATACACTTTATTGTATCATATTATAACAAAGAAGTAAATAGACAAAGTTCCTTTTAAAAACAATGACTTACGAAGGCGTTACCGAAGGTCGGGATCGCAAACCCCTTTTTCTGGGTAAAAAGGAACGCCCATAAACTATTGTAATTGCAGGAAAAAACAGCGAAGCGTTCCCCCGATCCCGCAAAATCGTTTATTTTTTTAATTATTTTTTCACCCAGAATTCTCTCTATATAAAAGCAACCAAAAATCAAGACCGTATACCAAAACAACTTTTGCCAGAAAAGATCGGGAACGCGGTTACGCGATTGTTTTTAAATGATAAGACCGGGAACGCAAAAAAATACTTTACTTTTTATTTTTTATAAAAGAGAATAAAATTCTAAGAAAGGAAATTAAAATGTTTTGTATTAACTGTTATTCTTCTAAAGTTGTTAGGAGAGGTTGCTGGCAAAGAAAAGGCAAGCAAACCCGGTTCTATTACTCTTGCTCTGTTTGTAATAGAAGGTGGAAATCTGAAAAAGGAAATTCGACTTTTACGAATTGGGTGGCAAGTCATGGCTTCGTTGGTAAGTATAAGTCTCATCGAGTTCCTTTAGGTTGGTATCCATGGGACAGCGATCTCTGGTTGGAGATGAATGAGGTTGATATTTGAAAGAAAAAACTTTTAATTTTATGAAAATAAGATTAAGGTTTAGTTCTACTGAGAAAGGATTATTATGCCAAAAGTTTATATTGTTAATCGACCTGTGGAGAACAAGTTCGGCTGGGTGCCAGACTTGACAGATGCTTCGCGTTATGGTTCGCTTGAGGTTATTTTCGAACCCAATGAAAAACCTCAATTTATACCTAGCCCCAGCATACAAAAAGCTCGTCGAGTTATGAGAGATTTTGGTCCAGAAGATTATCTTCTGTGGCCGGGAGGAGGAGACCCAATAGCTGTTATGATTGCTTGCATGATTGCATCTGAAAAGTCTCCTGTAGTGCGTGTCCTAAGATGGGAACGCAACATGGAAGAAGGCAATCGGGATAGAAGAAAAGGTTGGTACATGCCTGTTGCCTTAGAAATGAGAAAGGTAGAAGCATGACTATAGATCTGCTAGAAGACGTGGCACCTGCGTCGAACTCACTAGGTGCAGTGACTGCTTTAGGTCAAAGAATGTTCGATCTCGAAGAAGAGATTAAGCAATTAGAAGACGAACTAAAGCAAAAGAAGCAGAACCTAAATACTTTGGCTGAACAGGAATTGCCTGATTTAATGCAAGAACTGAATGTCCGAGACTTTACGCTTAATAATGGTTCTAAGTGTACAGTTCAGGAGATTACATCTGGCTCAATCCCTTCGACGAGTGCTATTCAAAAAGCAAAAGGCGAAAAAAGGAGCGAACTAGAGACGCGTCAACAACAGTGTTTTGATTGGTTGCGAGCGAATAATGCTGGTGATTTAATAAAAAACGGTGTTGAGGTTCAATTTGGTAGAGACGAAGACAAAGCGTGTAACGACTTCACTAAAAGTTTGCGTGATGATAATCGTCTCTATAAGCGTAGTGTGGGTGTACATTATTCAACGCTGAATAATCTTATTAAAGAAAGATTGAGCGAAGGCAAAGATGTGCCCCATGACTTGTTTAAAATTTACACAGGCCGGAAAGCCAAACTGACAGGAGGAAATAATGTCAAATAATAAAGAAGTATCGGAAGTAAAAGAGAGCAATGTTGTTGCTTTTGAAGCAAGTTTGATTTTAGATGATGTGGGTACAGCGAGCGACAATATGACCGCTGATGACATGCTGATACCACGCATTAGAATTTTACAATCGGGGTCACCTCAAGTAAAAAAATCAGACGGTGCATATATTAAAGGTGCAGAAGAAGGTTGCATATTTGATAATGTGACGAATAAAGTTTACGATGGTGAGGCTGGCATAACAGTTGTGCCAGTTACATATCGCAAAACTTACATTGAGTGGTCTCCGGATCGCAAATTTATTAATGATCATGGCTTAACACCTGACAATTTTAATCAATGTGTTAAAGATGAGAAAGGTAAGTTGCGAACACCAGACGGTAATGAGATGTCTCTCACTGCTGAGTATTTCGTTTACATTATAGAAGACGGTGCATTTTTTCCAGCACTGATTTCTATGAGCTCATCAGGACTAAGAAAGTCACAACAATGGAACTCTATGCTAAACAGGTTGCAAATACCGCACCCTGACCCAGACTCTGCAAAGAAAGGTTTAACTGTAAACCCAGCTCCTTTCTGGACAGCTTATCAGGTTAAGAGTGTTCCTGAAACTAACGACCAAGGCAGTTGGTTTAATTGGTCTATTGAGCAATTATATGACTCAAAATCTGGAGGCATATTAAATCCTGAAAATGTTCCTAATGGTCAGGCTCTTTACATGGAGGCTCGGGCATTTAAAAGCCAAGTGAAAGCCGGGGAAGTAAAGGTGAAAGCTGAAACAGCGAACGATGATGTGATGTAGTTCCTTCACAAAGTCTTATCACATCATTTAGGGGAGAGGGAATCCTAGCTCTCTCCCCGCATTTAGAAAGGATTAATAATGGAAGTCCAAAGGTTCATGTCTCTGTTTCAAGGTTATGAGTTAGCTCATGGTCAATACAGAGTTCAAAAAAAAGAAGCCGATGGTAAAATGTCAGGGAGAGCAGTAACAGTAAGCGAGCCAGCAACTGAGAATAATTTTAGCGAACATTTAAATGGTGGCGAATATATCTTAGGCATAATAATGCTGAAGATGGATAACAGTTGTAATTTCGGGGTAATTGATATTGACATAAGAGGCGATGTTAAGCTCAATGAGTCCTTAGAGTCGCTCGAAAAGAAAATAAGAGACACTCCTTTAATTTTATGTAGAAGTAAATCAGGTGGTGCACATTTATATTTATTTTGTGAACCTGCCATAGCCGCAGTTGATATGGTTACGAAGTTAAATGAATTTGCCGCACAATTAGGTTATGGAGGATCAGAGGTTTTCCCCAAACAAATTAGTCGTGCTAATGAAAGAGACAGGGGCAATTGGATAAATCTTTGTTATTGGAATGGAGATAAAACCGAGCGTTATGCAATTCACAAAGGCAAAAAGTTAAATTTAAAGCAGTTTGTAGACCTTGCTGAGAAGAAAAGAACTACCCATGAAAAGCTCGAGAAGTTTATCCCAGAGCTGGTAAGTCATTTCCAGGATGGACCACCTTGCCTCCAACACATAATGACAATGGGTTTTCCTGAAGGTGGCAGGAATATTTCTTTATTTAATGTTGGTGTTTATTTCCGCAAGAAAAACCCTGATGACTGGCAAGAAGATCTTATGAAGTTTAATTATGAACATTTAGAAGAGCCACTGCCAATGGGAGAGGTTAATGGTCTTGTTAAATCAGTTAGTAAAAAAGACTATGCATATACATGCAAGCAATCCCCGGTTTGTAATTATTGTGAAAAGTCTAAGTGCATAAAAAGAGAGTTTGGGGTCGGGGGTTATGGAGGAGCGAACGCAATAGAAGTGGACGCCATAACTAAATACGAAACCGAAAACAGGCAATCAGTTCGTTGGTACATAGAAATGCAAGGTGAACGAATAGAGGTCACAACCCAGCAATTATTAGACCAACGTCAGCTTCAGAAAATATGTGTAGAGAAATTAAATAAATGTCCTTCAACAATGCCGGGGCAAGTCTGGGAAAAAAGAATAAACGAATTGCTTGAAAGTGTCGAGGTTATACAAGACCCAGACGATGCTTCTCCTCAAGGTCAATTCGAGAAAATGCTAGATAGTTTTTTAACAGGAAAAGTTCAAGCACGTCACAAAGATGAAATAATGAATGCGAAGCCTTGGCACGATAGCGAAGAAGGTAAAGTTTATTTCAGGTCTGAGGATTTATTTATTTATCTAGAGGCTCGCAGATTTAGATATCCGTCGCAACACCAAGTCTGGTCATGGTTAAGAACAGTGGGTGGCGACAGAAAAAGCTTTAGAATAAAGTCCAAGCCAGTTAAAGTTTGGTCAGTTCCTGAGCCAGATTTTTACGATGATGACGAGATATTAGACATACCAAGCACTGTAACGGAGGATTTTTGATGCTTTATCATAACTGGATATTAATGAAGATGAAAGAAGAGCGTCTTCCGAATGAAGTTTTGGATGCGTTATTGGTAATAGAAAAAGAAGTAAATAAAGTAATAAAGTCTCAAGATGGAAATTCCAGCGTTGCGAGCAGAATAGAAAGAAACTGGAGGAATATAAGAATGCAAATTTCAGAAAGGAAAAGAACAAATGAGGAAAGTCCAGATAATTCTGGGACCACCGGGAACAGGTAAAACAACAAGACTGTTGCGGATAGTTGAAGAAAGTTTAGAAAAAGGCATTCCCCCTGAAAGAATTGCTTACTTAGCATTCACCCGGAAAGCCGCCTCAGAAGCACAAGAAAGAGCCATGGCTCAATTCGGTTTCGATGCTGAAAGGTTTATTTACTTTAGAACCTTGCACTCTCTTGCTTTTAAAGTTTTGCAATTACAAAGAGATGAAGTGATGACTGACTCTCATTACAGGAAGCTGGGAAAAGCTTTAGGTGTTGAGTTCAAAGGAATTTACGACGAAGACATTGGGGTTCACACTGGTGATGGTTTAGGTGATAAATGCTCTAGAGTTGAGTCTTTGGCGAGAATTGGTGTTCGCTCTGTTGAAGATCAATACCACCTTACAAATCAAAATGACTTAACTCTACATGCAGTTAAG